AGCCTAAGGGCGGTAATTGGCCTGCGCGGCATATACAGATGCAGTTGGATAAGATCAGGCCTAATCGGTTTCGGTATCAAGATCCTGAATTGCGTGCAGCCGATGTGGCAGAGGAGCTTGATGGGTTGCGCGAAGCAGGGTTGTCCGAGCAGCGTGTTGCGCAATACGCCAAAAATCTTGAACCTAAGATTGAGATGGACAAGTGGATCACTAATAAGTTAGGCCGGTACATCCAAAATGAGATGGGAACGGAAAGCGATCCTTTGTTAAAGCTTGCTAAAGAAGAAGGCATCTTGCCGCCTATTGATAAAGCCTATCTTGAAGAACCCATGGAATCGGCTTTTCGCTCTGTTGCAAAACTAAACCGTGTTGGTTCAAAGCTGCGTGGTTTTGATGCGAGGAAAACGCAATTGGAACCTGGAACCCCGGCTGAAGCTTGGGAAACGCTGGCTGATTACAGTATCTACGTGGGTGATAAGGATACGTTAAAGCACCAAACGCTCAGTGCTAATTTTAAGCCATTCCGCTATTCTGAATTTGTAGACATGGTGGATAAGATCCCATCGAATGTGCCGATCTATGCGCTTGATAAGAATATTGATCGGACGCTGGGATTTGGAAACCTTGTTACGCGGTTAGAGCAACTTATTGATAGCGAAACGGTGATACCGGATGGTTTGCGCATGACGCCTAAGGATCTTGAAAAGACCACCGTGGAACAGGCAGTGCGTAAGGTAGAGGCTTATGATAATTGGTTGCAGGAGCAGGAACTTAAAAAGGCCATGGCCATAGCCAAAGGTGTTCCTTTGTATAAGCCTTATGACGACGGTAGTCGCTGGTTAAGGGCTGACGATTTGCAAAACAACCAAAATAATCGCGAATTTATTCGGATGGTTGGTTGCGACGCTGGTTGGTGTACAAAGTCCAATGATTTTATTGATCGCTACACAGATCCCAAGTCTGGTTTTACAGGTGAGTTGCATGTTTTGATGAGCGGAGACGGAAAACCTTTGGTTCAAATCCTTTCCTCCTATCCGGAAAAAGAGATTGCTGATATCTCCCGCGCAAGGCCAGTTATCGAGCAGATGAAGTTTAGGCATGACCGCTCAGATATTCCCAATAAGGCAAAGGGCGCTAAGAAAGGAAACGAGTACGAAGTGTTATCCAGGGTCCGCGATTACATCCGCTCGGGCGACTGGGAAGTATCCGATGCGATCTTGGAGCAGGCTAAGCTTGCCCGTACCGATTCCCGGTCCCCGCAAAATATAGAATTCTTGGACAAAGTCCGTCGTTTTGGCTGGAATGAGGAAGAGTTCGGTCCCTGGCAGCGGTTCGTGGACGAAGAATCGTTCAACGAGGCTGTTGCTCGTGCGACAAAGGCAATAGTCAACAGTATATTTCCGGAAGGGTTTAATAAGGGCGGCATTGCTGATATTTTTGATTCTGCCGATGCTTCTGGTGTTAATGATGTTCCACGTGAAACATCGGAAACAACCCAAGATGTTCGCGCCAGGGAATTGGGCGTTAATTCAGTTAATGAATTGCAGGATCTGCTAAACCGTATGGGTAAACCTCAAGAAAAAGAAAAACAAGAGCCGTTGCCCCCGGACGTTAAGCGCAGCCGTTCTGCCGGTCAGCTTGCTGCTTACATGCGTGCCATGAACCCCAAGGTAGAAACACAAGACATGCCGCTTGAGTCAACGCTTTGGGGGTATGTCAGGGGCGATGTGCCTGATATGATCACGATTAATCAGGCATTGCCCCCAGGGCAACGTGAACGGACCATGCTCCACGAGCTTGAGCATTCCATGAGTTTTAGGGGCGGCGATATTCTTGGAAGGCCGCAACCTGACTTCAAGCGGCCCATGATACAAGACAACAACTACCGTGCTTACTATTTGTTAGGGGAGGATTGGAAGCCTATTGAGGCTTTTATCCAAAGCATGGTCAAGAACAAAGACAAGTTAGAGAAGTTCTTTGGTGAGCCTGTCTTTGGCGCGGAGTTTAAAGAAGAAAGCCTTAAAAAATTACTACGTAGAGACGGTAACTATCAAGGGCTTTTTGAAGAGCAGCTTGCTACGCTTTCTGCCATGGAACAAAGCACGGGTAAGTTTTTAACTCAAGACAAGGAAATGCGAAAGCTTTTCCCCGATACACGCATGATGGCTGTTTTTGATGCGTTGACCGGTCCACGGCAAACGCGGCTAGACGCTAAGGATTTGCCTCCTCATACACCAATGGATCCCATGGCTTATGAGTCAGGTGCCATCAGCCGATTTATTGCAGAAAAGATGTCAAAGCCAAAGCCCTTGTTGAGGCAACTGCCTGCTGCTAATCTGCGCGTCAAATAAGGATTTACCATGCCCATTGAAAAAGCAACGCGGATCGAGGACCTTCCCACAGGTGAGGTGGAGGTTGAACTTGAACAGGAAGGCTTACCGGAAATCACCATTGAGTTTGACGAAGAAGGTGGTGTAACGGTAAACCTTGATAAGGAAGAGGACGAAGAGGTTCCTTTTGACGCCAACTTAGCAGAAGTGCTGCCACCGGATGTTTTGTCAAAAATATCCAGTGACTTGATGGTCTTGTTCAATGCCGATAAAAGTTCTCGTGATGACTGGGAGCAGCAGTATGCCAAGGGCATGGATCTTCTTGGCTTTAAGATTGAAGATCGCACGCAGCCGTTCCGTGGCGCGTGTGGCGTGCAGCATCCTTTGTTGACCGAGGCTATTGTTCAATTTCAGGCACAGGCATTGAAGGAACTTTTGCCTGCCGAAGGCCCTGTTCGCACGCAAGTTCTTGGTAAAGAAACCCGAGAAAAGGTTATGCAGGCGCAGCGGGTAAAGGATTTCATGAACTATCAGCTCATGAATGAGATGCCTGAGTATGCACCTGAGTTTGACCAGATGCTATTTTATATAGGCTATGGTGGTTCCGTGTTCAAGAAGGTTTATCACGACGAAAACCTTGGACGCATGGTGTCGCCTGCTGTTTTCCCCGATAACTTATACATCCCGTATAACGGCTCACCGGTCATGAGCAAATGCGAGCGGATCACGCATCGTATTTTCATGTCCGAGAATGATTATCGCAAGGCCGTCTATGCCGGTAGATATCTTGATGATGCGCAGGCGGAAGTTGTAACGGATACCACGCAGATTGCAGAAGCGCAGGACAAGATCACAGGCATTTCTCCCTCAGGCGAGGATAAGGAAATGCAACTGCTGGAGTTCATGGTTAATTATGATCTCCCCGGATTTGAGGATAAGGATGAGGACGGGGAACCCACCGGTATATCACTGCCTTACGTCATCACGGTGGATGAGATATCAACGCGTGTTGTTGGGGTTCGTCGAAACTGGAAAGAAAAAGACGACATTAAACTTCGCAAGGAATACTGGGTTCATTACATGCTGGTCCAAGGGCCGGGAGCCTATGGCCTTGGTTTCTTACACTTGATCGGAGGGTTGGCTAAAACAGCAGGATCCTCATTGCGTCAACTGACTGATGCAGGCACGCTCAATAATCTTCCCTCTGGGTTTAAGGCCAAAGGTGCACGGATTGAGAATGATGATGTGCCTATCAAGCCCGGGGAGTGGCGCGATATGGACGCAGGGGGTGCTGAATTGCAGGCATCGCTCTTGCCTTTGCCTTATAAAGAGCCAAGTCAGACCTTGTACCAGCTTTTAGGTTTTTGTGTGGATGCGGGGCGTCGTTTGGCGAGCATCACGGACATGCAGGTTGGCGATAGCAATCAAAATGCGGCGGTAGGTACAACGATTGCTTTGCTTGAGAAAGGCTCAAGCGTGATGTCGGCCATCCACAAGCGTTTGCATTATGCACAACGTCTTGAATTTAAGCTTTTGGCAGATGGTTTTGCAGAATATTTACCGGATGAATACCCTTATGATGTCCCGGGTGAGTCGCGCAAAATTAAGCGAAGGGACTTTGATAAGCGGGTAGATATCCTGCCTGTGTCAGATCCAAACATTTTTTCGGTGGCGCAGCGGATTACGATGGCGCAAACCGAATTGCAGCTGGCACAAAGTGCCCCTCAAATGCACAACATGTATGAAGCGTATCGCAGGATGTATGAAGCGCTTGGCGTTCGGGACATTGATGCACTGCTTAATAGCCAAAATGTGGATCAACCCAAAGATCCTGCCAGTGAAAATGCGCAAGCATTGGACGGTTTTGGCCTAAAAGCCTTTGCTGGTCAACAGCACGATGCGCATATTTTGTCGCATTTACTTTTTGGTTTATCTCCCATGATGGCGGCAATGCCACAGACGGCTATTTTGCTGCAAAAACACATTTTTGAGCATATTAAAGTGAAAGCTGAAGAAGCCACGGAAGCTGAACTGTTCCAGCAGTACGGCACAGACCCTGATCGCATGGTTTCTCCGCTGCAAAAAGAAGCAATGGTGGCTTTAAAAGTTGCACAATTCTTCCAAGAGGTTAAGCAATTGCAGTCACAGCTTTCTGGGGAAGGCCAACAGCAGCCTGATCCGTTAATCGAGCTCAAAAAAGCAGAAATTCAGCAACGTGGTCAGGTCGAACAGGCCAAGATCGGCATGGATCAGCAG